CTCGGCCAGATGGTTGATGGCGGCGCTCAGTTCGGGAGCGTCAACGGTCACTTTCAGTTCGATCATGGTGTGTTACCTCCAAAATTTATCTGACATGGGCATCGGTGCCCTTGTCGTAATTGAAAACGGGGAGAATCGTATCGTCGATGACGGCGGCGACAAGCAGGAGCGCCCACGATGCGATGAACATCAATGGGTTGATGGGGAGATCAAAAAAGACGCGAAGAAGCGGGTCGAACATGGCGTAGTACATAGCGACCTCAATCACAAAGAAAAGCGATATGCGGCCCGCGAGGTTCACAATCTTATACATGAGCGGCCTCCCTCTTTGCTTTCCATGCGTTGTACCGGGCGAGGTTGTCAGGATTCTCGTAGAACGCCTTGCAGGCGGCGTAGAATGTTTCGCCGAGGACGCGACTTTCCTTTTCCGGGATTTTATCGAAGTCAAATTTGATGCTTTCCATGCTGTACCTCTCATTTCAAAGAGTGATAAATAATCACCCTTTTGCAAAAAAAATATCTTCTCGTTCCTGCGTGGACAGAGACAGCTCATCGGTCAGGGTGCGAATCTCGCTTGCCTTGAACTCGCTAATGCCTTTCAGCTTATTATAAAGCCCTTGCTCCGATATGCCGAGCTTTTTTGCAAGATCACGCTTTGAAATTTGCGAACGGGTGATTGCAATTTCAAGAAGTAAACCGTTGAACATTTTATCAAACCTCCTCTCTGTTCGGGACGTGATTATTTATCACTACACGCATCATAGCACCTAAGTGATTATTTGTCAACAGCTTTTTTGAAAAAAGTAAAAAAAAACTTGATTTTTAGTCACATTTGTAGTAGAATACATATAAAGAAAACTTTATACATTGCGCTATATGGAGGTTTTTATGGATTCCATAGGTGATAGAATTAGGTTGTGCAGGAAGCGTCTCGGCATTTCACAGGCTGAACTTGCTGAAACAGTCGGATACGGAACGCGCTCAACCATTGCAAAAATTGAAGCAGGCAAAATTGACCCCTATCACAGTAAAATAGTTGCGCTTGCTCAGGCATTAAAAACCACGCCAGAGTATTTAATTGGGTGGACGTCGGACGATTATGATTGGGATGATGACCCGGATAATCGACTTGATGCCATCCCTGATGCAGTCCGTAAAGAACTGACAGAAAAACATCACGGTAATAGTCGCCTTATGTGGGATGATTGGCAGGCGATGGAGCAGGATGCCGCGCGAGAAGCGGCAAAGAGCCGCGCTGTTCCCAAGGGCTTTATACCGCTGCCAGACACAAAGACCATTCCCGTTATCGGTAACATCGCCTGTGGCACTCCGATACTGGCGCAGGAGAACATAGAGAGATATATCAGCGTGTCGTCTCTATGGAAAGCAGATTTTGCACTTATCTGTAAAGGCGATTCGATGTCGCCGACAATTCAAGACGGCGATCTGGTCTGCATCCGCTCTCAGCCGAATGTTGAGAATGGGCAGATTGCGGCGGTGCTAATTGACGATGAAGCAACGCTCAAGCACTTTTATCGGCGCGGCGATACGGTAATCCTGCATCCAGAGAATCCCCGGTTTGCGCCGATGACCTACACCAAAGAAGAAATCAATGATCTGCACATTGAGGGCGTGGCTGTTGGTATCTGCCGTGGTCTGCCCGAATACGGCCCGGAGGCGATTTAATATGTCACAGTTTGTAACTCCCACAAGCCATAAAAGCCGCCGCACGGCTCTGATTTTATGCTTGATAGGCGGGCTTTTTGGATTGCACCGTTTTTATGTTGGAAAATGGGGCACAGGATTCTTGTACCTCATCACTTTTGGATTCTTTTTCATTGGCGCCATTATAGACTTTATTCATATTTTGCGGGGCACTTTCAAGGATAAAAATGGGATGCCGCTGATTGAATGGTAGTATATTTTAACAGAATCAGCCTATTTTGATAAATAGGGGGTGATATTTTGAGTTCGGTTGATAAAATCGCGGTGGTCTATGCCCGGTATTCCTCCCACGGCCAGACTGAGCAATCCATTGAGGGGCAGATCGCCGCAGCACAGAAGTATGCAGAGCAGCATAGCTACACAATCATCCATGTGTATGCCGATCGAGCGATGACTGGGCGCAACGATGACCGAGAAGAATTTCAAAGGATGCTGTCCGATACTGCAACGCACCAATTCGGAGTCATCCTGCTATGGAAGATTGACCGGTTCGGGCGTAACCGCGAGGAGATAGCCTTTAACCGCTACCGTTGTAAAAAGAATGGCGTCCGGGTAGAGCGCGTTGCAGAGGACGTTCCAGACGGCCCGGAGGGCGTTATTCTCGATTCCGTTCTTGAGGGCATGGCAGAATACTACTCGCTCCAACTCGCGCAGAATGTGCGCCGGGGCCAGCGTGAGAGCGCCAAGAAGTCCCAAACCGTAGGCGGCTGCAAGATTATCGGGTACAATGTCAATCCCGACACAAAACGATATGAGGTTGACCCCAAAACCGCCCCGTTTGTGACAGAGGTTTTCAAGCGGTACGCCAACGGCGAAACCATCTCAGAAATCGTCGCATGGCTCAACGCGCAAGGGGTCAGGGCGACGCGCGGCGGCGAGTTCACCGTCAACAGCCTGCACCGCCTGCTGAAAAAGAAGTACACCGGCGTGTACATCTTTCACGACATCCGCAATGAAGGTGGTATGCCCGCGCTGACTGACCGGGCCACATTCGACAAAGCGCAGGAAATGCTCAAGGTAAACCGCCGCGCCCCGGCACGGGTATGGTCTAAGACCGAATACCTGCTGACCGATAAGCTGTTCTGCGGTCATTGCGGCGCGATGATGGTAGGGGAGAGCGGCCACGGACGCAACGGCACCAAACACAGCTACTATACCTGCTGGAATCGCAAAAAGAAAAAGTCGTGCGACAAAAAGCCGGTGCGGCAGGATGTCATAGAACCGATGGTGCTGAGAGCCATCAGCAAAATGCTGGGCGACGAGGCTACACTGGAATACATCACCGATCAGGTGTGGGCAGTCTATGAACGTAGCGACACATCCGGCGATACCATCAAGGCACTGGACAAGCAAATTGCCGATGTGGATAGGGCGCTCTCCAATGTGATGAAAGCTATCGAAATGGGCATCATAAATGAGATGACTAAAACTCGCATGGACGAATTGACAGACCAGAAACAAGCCCTCAGCGTGGCCCGCGCTGAGGCGGGTCTTGCCGGGGGCTTTAAGCTCACGAGAGATATGATTCTGTTTTTCCTGCATGATATGGCCATAATGGACATGACAGACCGTGATTGCCAAAAGCGGCTGATAAAAACCTTTGTCAATGCCATCTATCTGTACGATGACCACTTCGACATCGCCTTTAATTACACGAGCAACGGAAAGATGGTCGTGCGGATGCAAGAAATCAACGATGCTGCGTGTGGTGAAGTGTTCGGACGCTGTGCGCAAAGTCCTGCCAAAAGCCGCTTATCTCGTTTGAGGTAAGCGGCTTTTTGTTTTTGCTGCGTCTTAGGGGCTGCATATATGCGGTCCGCGGGTTGGCGGGAGCGACCCGACCACGGCTGGCATCTAGGATTCTAAACAGGCGTTTACTTACGATGCGCCGAAAAAAGAGGATGTGGACTGATCCACATCCTCTAAAACAAAAACAAATCCGAAACAATGCTTCACAAAAAAGATTGAGTTCGGATTTGCACAATATGGTGGAGCTGACGGGAGTCGAACCCGTGTCCGAAAAGAAATCAGTTAGAGTATCTCCGGGCGCAGTGTGTTTATTAAATTTCCCTTGGTGCGGGCGAGCACACACGCACTACACCTTGGTAGCTTCATAAGTTCATGCCGGGCCGCAAAGCTTAAGCCCGTTCACGTTCAGTACCTAATCGACGCCCTGACCCCATGCGGTACTAACACGGGCAGGACGGCAGCGCCTAATTAGGCAGCTACGGCAACAGGATAATTGTTGTCAGTTAATTTAAGTTGGCGCTTTTATCGTGGGTCACCGCCACGGCCCGCTGCTCACGCCTCTCTCTCCCCGTCGAAACCATTACAGCCCCGCATATTCGGCAGGCAAGCCCACCGGGAAAGTGAAGTAGAAACAACTTATCGCTGCGTTTTGAGTGCGCGGTCAATGTCGCGCTTGGCGTCGCGCGCCGCAGCAGACGCACGCTTGTCATACAGCTTTTTGCCCTTGCATAGGCCCAGCTCCAGCTTGACGCGCCCCTTTTTAAAGTAAAGAGAGAGCGGCACCAGCGTGTAGCCCTGCAGCTTGATCTGCTGCCCCAGACGGCGGATCTCCGCCTTGTGTGCCAGCAAACGCCGCGGACGGCGCGGGTCCTTGTTGAAGATGTTGCCCTGCTCATAGGGGCTGATGTGGATGCCCTTGGCGATCAGCTCGCCGTCATCGATGTCTGCCCAGGAATCCTTCAGGTTGACCCCTCCGGCGCGCAGGCTTTTGACCTCGGTGCCTACCAGCTCGATGCCTGTTTCCAGTGCCTCGATGACAAAGTATTCGTGGCGCACCTCACGGTTGACGGCAATCATTTTTTTCCCACTCTTGTCCTCTGCCATGGGGCACACCTCCTTTGCTATTGTGGTAGGATTTTAAGTATAGCGCACCTGCGCGGGAAAGTCAAGCATCAGCCGTCGGATTTATGCAGCACTTTGCGCGGAAAAATGCAAAAATTATATTTTTTGCAAAACCCTGTTGACATTCTCCTTCATATCCGCTATAATAATAAAGCTGATTCGAGACAGCCTGGTTGACCGGGTGTAGCGCAGTTTGGTAGCGCGCTTGAATGGGGTTCAAGAGGCCGTGAGTTCGACTCTCGCCACTCGGACCAAAGATGGCTGTCAAGGTCAGCAGGAGCGTCAAATCCGAAAGGATTTGGCGCTTTTTTGTTTTTACGGCTTCAAACGAGGCAGCGCTTGTTCCAAACCGTTGGCGATGGAACGCTTGCGGCGTATGTCTAGATGGCCGTAGATGTTTGCGGTCATCTTGATGTCCGAGTGTCCCAGCCACTCCTGCACGTCCTTCAGACCGTAGCCCTCCGACAGCAACATGCTGGCGCAGGTGTGGCGCAGGTCGTGGAATCGGATATGGGGCAGGTCGTACTTCTTCAGCAGCTTGTGGAAGGTGTGGCTCACATAGTCGGGGGAGTAGGGGTGCCCGTCCTCCCAGGTGAACACGTAGTCGTTGTCTATGTAGTCCTTGCCGAAGTGGTTGCGGTAGTATTGCTCCTGCTGAAGCAGGATTTTGAACAGTCGCACCGCATCGTCTGTCAGGGGAAAGCTGCGGAAGCTGGATGCGTTCTTGGTCTTGTTCTTCTCCACGACCTTCGTGACCCGGGCCACGGTGTGCCGTATGGTCAGCGTTTGCATCGCAAAGTTGATGCTGTCCCATTTCAGGCCCAGTACCTCGCTGCGGCGCAGGCCGTACAGCGCGGTGACATAGATGATAGGGTAGAGGCGTTCGTTTTTGACGGCAGTCAACAGATCGCGCATTTGTGCTTCCGTGTAGAACGTGCCGGTAAATTGCGCCGCGTGCGGCATGACGACCAGATCGGCAGGGTTTGTCTGGATCAGACCGTCCCTCTGTGCCAATTTGAGCGTCTGATTGAGCACGTTCTTGTGCTGACGCAAGCTAACCGCTGATAGGCCGCCGTGGCCGTCAGAGCGCCCGAATTTGGCCTTTACGTTGATGTACGTCTGCAGCGTTTCACCGTCAACATCGCACAGCCGGATTTGCAGGTCATCGAAGTAAGGAAGGATGTGCGCCCGGGCCTGTACCTCGTAGCCTTGGTAGGTGACCTCGTCCACGCGATGCCGGACGTCCTCCAGCCAGCGGCGCACAGCGTCACTGAATAGAATATCGTGAGGGGCAGCCTGCTCAGGCTTTTCGCCGAGCATATCAAGCATGAGCTGCCTGGCTTTGCCCTCGTTTCCTGTTACTGACAGACCTGTGGAGACCCAGGTCTGATTTTTTTTGCCATCTGTCGTATGCGTGAGCACAACATAGTATTTGTCGTTTTTTACGCGCAAGCTGGCTGTCATGAGAGGGGCCTCCCAAAGCATTGTGGCATAAGACTGCACCTCCAAGGTTCGACTGTAGGGACGGGGCGTTTTCCTCGTCCGCAAAACCAGTATACTACAATCGTTACGATTTCAAAAATGTACGAATGAAACCAATATGGCGGCACAGCAATGCCGTG